CCTTACACAGTTATCGAATGTAAGAACACAAAGAAGCTTGAACTGGCAGCATGGACTGACCACCTGTTTGAGCAAATGGAAAACGCCGGCGCATTTCGTGGCGTAGTAATAGCAAAACGGCCACGCAAAGGCGTGTCTGAAGCATACGCAATTATGCCGCTCGTATTGTGGGCGGAACTACTAAAGGAGGCAACAAATGGCACTACCAAAGATTGAAATGACCGGCCGAATCATTGGCGAACCACAACTGCACCACACTAAGAATGGCAAGGCAGTTTTGAAGCTGCGAATTGTCACCAGTAAGAACTCGTTTAAGGATGAAGTTTGGACAACTAAGGCCGAATGCTGGCTTGATGTTGTGTGCTGGGATAACGCAGAAGAACTGTCAGGCATCCTACGGAATAAGGAAATGGTGTATGTCACCGGGGAACTATCCCAACGCACCTATGAAGCCAAAGACGGCACGAACCGAACAGCGTTTGAGGTTACAGCCCGAAGCATTACTACACCTGATCGCCCGATTCCTGCCAATGAGATTCCTGTTGTTGCAGCCCCAGATGCCTGGTCATCTATGCCGCTAGTGAGTATTTCTGATGTCCCATTCTAACCATTGGCAAGACATAGCAGACGGCCATGTTGGTCACTGCAATAAGTGTGGGTTTGGTATTTGGAAACCCGACTTCCCTACTGGCGAATGCGCCAACTGTTTGGATCTAACGAATGTGATACCACTGAGGAGGAACAATGCTTGAAGATGACTGGTGGGCTATCGAAATGGATAACTGGGCACCTATGGATGAGGCAGAGGCGGAACTCAAGGCCGCTATTGCTTTGTATCAGGCCGAGCAGCTGAGGATTCGCGATGCCAACTTATGAGTATGAATGCACGAAATGCCAAGACACCTTTGAAGCTTCTATGCCTGTAGAGGATAGAGACCGGCCGACCGAAGTTGAGTGCGGTTGCTGTTTCCAAGAAGGTTCAGTGAGGCGTATCTGGCAAGCAAACCCGACACACTTCAAAGGAAAGGGATTTTATGCAACCGATAAATAAAGGATTCTTGTTAATTCTAGGACTTGTGTTACTCGCCAGTATTCTCAGTTTTAGCCTTGCATTTGACAAGCTGGGAAAAGTATCGACTAGACTCAAGCCAGTCGCTGCAGTGGAGGCCGTCAGGGTTACCTCAGACAAAGCGCGGCTTTCCACCGGGGAGCGGTATGATAAAGGTTATGCACACCCTGTGGATAACTCTGCTGACCTGTGGATAACTCCTAAAAGGCAACTCACTGAAGCTGCTGTATCCAGAGGCATACGCTCCACTGAACTCAAGTGTTTGCATGAACTTATCTGGCGTGAATCTAGGTTTGACCCTAAAGCCGACAACCCCAACTCATCAGCCTTTGGGCTATTTCAGCAACTTAAACTAGATCCAAACACTTCAATAGCCGACCAGATAAGACTGGGCTTCAAATACATTGAGCATAGATACGGCACCCCATGTGCAGCTTTAACCCACCACAACCAAAAAGGCTGGTACTAACCATGAGCGAACTCGAAACCATACTCACCCAACTCAAAAGCAAACGCAAATGCAAAACAGGCCTCTGGTTCGACCGGCAAGACCCAAAACTAGCAATCACAACAAATAACGCACTAGAACACTCATCCAGACACATGATCTACAAAGCACTTGTTAAAATGGGGCTAGATGTTAGCAACAGCAGCTTCTACCGCCACATAAACGAGGAGTGCCAATGCAACTCACAGTCATAATCCCAGACCTGCAAGTTCCATTCCATGATGACCGGGCAGTAAGCACACTCGCACGATTCATTAGAGAAATTAAACCAGACCAAGTGTGCTCAGCAGGTGACGAAATGGACATGCAAACCATAAGCCGCTGGGCACAAGGCACAGAACTCGAATACCAACGCTCCATAGGCAAAGACCGAGACATGACAGTCAAAGTCCTAGAACTACTACAAGTACAACATGTAATCCGCTCAAACCACACAGACCGCCTATTCAACACAATCCACATGCGAGCACCGGGCCTACTGGGACTTGAGGAATTGCAGCTGGAGAACTTCCTACGCTTCGACCAGTTAGGCATCACCTACCATAAAAAGCCCTACGCCCTAGCACCCGGCTGGCTACTCATGCATGGAGACGAAGGCAACATCAGCCAAACAGCAGGACAAACAGCCCTCAACCTAGCCAAAAAAACAGGCCAATCAGTAGTTTGTGGACACACACACCGAGCAGGACTAATGCACCACAACACAGGCCACAGCGGTAAAACCACCAGCAGCGTATGGGGCATGGAACTCGGAAATTTGATGGAAGTAAAAAAAGCGGCTTATCTCAAGGCTGGCATAAGCAACTGGCAACAAGCATTCGGCCTACTATGGCAAGACGGCAACAAAGTCACACCACAACTAATCCCAATCCACAAAGACGGCACATTCCAAGCCCTAGGAAAAACATGGCAACCAAACGCCTAAAACTCTTCGGCATCACCATTTGGGAAATAGAAACCATAGAAGACCCGGTGGAAGAAGCTGAAGAAGAAGAACCACCTAGTCAGCCATACACACTAGGGTCAAACATAGACACACCAAATCAGCCCCCACCCACCTTCGGATTCATCACCCACTGGGAGTGGGAAGAAGATGAGTAACAAAGGACAATACGATCACAACTGGCGCAAGATAAGAGCAAGCATTCTGCAAAGAGACGGATTCATCTGCACCTATTGCGGAAGACACGCCCAATCAGTAGATCACATCATTCCACTATCCAAAGGCGGCACCAATGACCCAGACAACCTCACAGCTGCATGCAACACATGTAACAGTTCAAAGCGCGACAATTTTTATGTGCAACAGATCACCCATCATGTTTCCTCCTCTTTCTCTCCCTTAGGCTCAGTCATGACTCGCATAAAGCCTCAGGGTGCCTTCTCTGAGACGATTGGAAGTGATTTAGATGAAACTGGTAACGCCTGAGATTGAAGCGTCTGTGAAGGCCGCCTCGTGGCTTACACAGGCAGATGCTGGGGCTGTTGCTGTTGCCCTCAGATTGGCTAATGAACTTGATGAGTCCACAGATGTTGCCCAAATGGTGCACTTATCTAAGGCTATTCAGGGCATGTTGACTGCACTTGGTATGACTGTGGCTGGTCGTGTGGGTAAGGCTGAACCTGATGAGGAGGTGAATCCACTTGACTCTTTACGGAAACGAGCATCCGCGCCTGTTAGCCGGGAGCCGACCAAGCGCAAGCCGAGGCCAGTTAGCGGTTGATTTAGCAGCTGCTTTGGGTGAACCGTTGTTGCCTTGGCAAAAGTTTGCTATGCATGAGGGCATGAAGATTGACGGCGATCGTTATGTGTCTAAGCAAGTTGGGATTCTTGTGGCTCGTCAGAATGGCAAATCGCACATGATGCGCATCAGGATTCTGGCTGGCATGTTGTTGTTTGGTGAGTCTTGGATTGCTATGGCCCAGAAACTTGAACTCTCTGAGATGCATTTGGATTGGGCGATTGACCAGATTAACCAGCACCCTTGGCTTAAAAGTGAAGTTTCAAAGGTCAGCCGGGTGAATGGTGACAAGTACATTAAGTTAAAGAATGGTGCTAAGTGGTCGGTGGCTGCTGCAACTGCCAAGTCTGTTCGTGGTCAGACTGGTAACTTATGGATTGACGAGTTGCGTGAAATCCCCAGTGAGGCTTATGCAGCTGCTAGCCCAGTCACCAGAGCAGTCAAGAATGCTCAGGTGTGGGTGACTTCTAACGCTGGTGATGCGCACTCGATTGTGTTGAATAAGATGCGAGCCAACTCTATTTCTTTGAATGACCCCAAACTTTTATGGATGGAATGGTCAGCCGACCCAACTTTGCCTATCACTGACAAGCGTGGTTGGTATCAAGCGAACCCAGCATTAGGACATTTGATTGAAGAATCAGTGATTGAAACGGCTGCTAAAACTGACACACCTGAAGCGTTCCGGACTGAATCTCTTTGCTTGTGGATTGAAGCACTTGAGTCACCTTGGCAGTACGGATCAGTGGAAGCGGTGGCACTACCTGACCTGGTCATGGAACCAACCCGGACAACTTTCTGGTCAATAGATGTTAGCCCTGACCGTAAGCGTGCAGACCTTGTTGGTGCCCAGCATTTACCGAATGGCAAGATAGGCTTTGCGATTGCACAGTCGTGGGAGGCAGACGGCGCAGTGGATGATGTGGCTATTGCTGGTGAGGTCTCCGCGATTGTGCGCCAATTTGAATCCCATGTGATTGCTTATGACAAGTGGTCAGCCTCAAGTATTGCTTTACGGTTGCAGTCTGCCGGCTTTAAAGTTCAAGACATTACAGCCGCCACCTTCGCTCAGGCTTGTGATGAGATGATGATTGGGTTGAACTCTGGCAGGTTAGCGCATGACGGCAACCCTGATCTAATGAAACATTTTAACGCTTGTGCAAAACGCCCAGCATCTGACGGTGGTTGGCGTGTTATCCGTAACGGTTCGGCTTCACACATTTCAGCTGCTTGTGCTTCTATCATGGCCGCGTATTCTGCTAATGCAAATCCTGAAGAAGATGCGTTTGCTTTTGGCTAATGTGTGTGGTATGTGGTAGCCTTTCGCTGTGGGATTACTCTCAAACATTAGAGGCGTGTCTACTTCCGCCCAAGAAGCATCTGTTGAAGCTGCATTTGAAACCCCTATTTCGCCTTCGTTTTGGACTGGGATTCTGCAACAGAATTATGTGACTCGCCAACAGGCCATGTCCATTTCTGGTGTTAACCGGGCACGAAATGTTATTGCTGGAACGATTGGCAGTCTCCCACTTGTGCGCTATGACATGCGTTCAAACACTCGCCTTGAACCGTTGCCTTGGCAGTACCAAATTGACCCGGATGTTCCCCAGTCAATAACTATGACTTGGCTTGCAGATTCTTTGTTTTTCTTTGGTGTTGCTTACCTTCAAGTTCTTGAGTTGTACCCTGACGGTCGTGTGCAGAATGCTCGGTGGATTAGCCCAGAGCGTGTGCAGATTCTTACGAATCCTGCTGGCACAGAGGTCACCGGGTATTTGTTAGACGGGGACACTTTGCCAAATGAAGGCGTTGGATCACTTAAGTCTTTCGCTGGCCCAGACCAAGGTTTCATTTACCGCGCAGGTCGTACTTGCCAAACTGCTTTGGAACTTGAAGAAGCTGCGAATCGTGCAGCGAAAGAGCCAGTTCCCCAAATCATTTTGAAGAACAAAGGCGTAAACCTTGGCAAAGATAAGGTCAAGGAAATGCTTGACGGTTGGAAGGTTGCTCGCCGTGAACGCTCAACGGCTTATCTGAACGCTGATGTTGATGCACAAATCCTTGGCTACTCATCTAGCGAATCGCAGTTGGTTGAGTCTCGCAAGTTCCACAGCGCAGAGATTGCTCGTGCCGCAAACATTCCTGCATGGTTCTTGAACGCTGACATAGCATCTTTGACTTACTCCAATGTTCAGCAAGAACGCCGCTCACTCATTGACTTTTCTTTGCGCCCACTACTAACAGCCATTGAAGAACGAATGAGCATGCAAGATTTTCTCCCAGCCAATGTGGTTGTGAAGTTTGACCTTGATGATTTCTTGCGCGGTTCATCATTTGAGGAAATGCAAGTTATGACTGGTTATGTTGCCGCTGGCATTATGACCGTTGATGAAGCAAGAGACAAGATTGACCTAATCCCGGAAGGTAACAATGGAACTAACATTTAGTGGACACATTACGGCTGCT